CCACAGCCATTCGTTGATGTGGTACGGCACGCGGCGCACGCCATTCATGCAGCCCGGGCCGGTGATCCATCCGCCCTTGCCGTCCGGCGGATTTTGCGTGAATGTCTTGTGCGGTCCCCATCGCAGCACCCGATAGAGGACACTGCCCTGCTCGTCATTATATCGATAAATGTCGACAACGCGCTGCGGCGCGGCCGGGCGCGCCGCTTGCTTAGCGACTTTTGGCGCTGGCTTATCATCCGGCATGTCAACCTTTAATTCTGTTTTCAGCCAATCGAACGCGGCGCTTTTTGTGCAATGGAGATCATGGGCGATCAAATCGAGGACACCGCCGCTGGCATTACCGTCGGTGAAATCTGTCCAGGTTCCGCGATGCTCTCCGGCGACAGTTACGCGCAATCCGCCGTTTGAGCCGAACCGCAACTCTGTCTTGCTGGAGAGATGCTGGTTCGGCTCGCCGCGGAGGCGGCGGGCGACTGCCTCAATGTGCGCAGCCCAATCAATCCCAGTGCTGCGCATTGCAGTCGCCCGCATCTATTAGAACCGTGTCTTTGATGCGGGCGCACCCACCGCCGCGCGCGCCGGGATGGTCGGCCCGTCGAACGGAATGTCGTCTCCCTCAGCCTCGCCATCGACCGACGGGTTCTCGGCATCCGTCCAGCCGACCACCTCCAGCATTGGGACGTAGATTTTTTTAAACTCTGGGTGGTTGTAGCTGTCACGCCCGAGCGACACGATCGGCACCTCGCCAGGCGACTGGCGTCGGTGCTGGCTGTAGGTTGCACATAACCGCTTGATGCAGTTGGTGCCGCCCTTTGATGAGGTGGCGTAGACGAACAGCTTCCCCGCAGCTGGGTCGGCCAGTTCGATCATGTCGGTGAGCACGTAGGGGTCCATCGGCTTCCCGGCGGCGTCGCGTTCCCACATTGCTGGGTCAGTATCCCCAAGATCGCTGCGGCGCTCTGGTGGGATCATGGCGATCAGCGGGCGGGTCAGATCCTCGACCAGCTTCTTCTCTTTCCAGCATCGCCAGCCGCGTTTAAGCCCCTCCACGTTAGCAACTAAGCGCGTCCCGAGATCGAGCATTTCCCCGTCCACCCCGAACAGCCACTCGCCATTCTTGAAGGACAAAAAATCGCCGGTCTGAGCGCTTGCCCCATATGCGGCGAAGGGATCGGCTCCCGGCATCGCCAGTGCGGTTCCGGTTCTTTGTGGTGCGCTGGGAAGCTCGCCGCTACGAAGCATCAGTTCTGTGTCGTCCATTACCTTGTTATCCTGTTATGTTGGTAAGCTGGCCGCAGGCGACAGCCGCCCCGACGAGCTTGTGTTGGCTTGGTTAGGTTGGTATGAAGACGGTACTCTCGGCGCTATTACCCTTCGCCTTGCGCGGACCGCGGCTCTGCGGGCGTTCAACGCCAGCATCGGCGCGCGAGGCACGCTTGGTTTCGGTATCGACGACCAGGCTGTGACCGTTCGAACCGAATTCTTCGTCGAGTTCCCGTCTAAGCTTGGACACGATATCGGCCGCTTTCGTAATCGCAGCGGCGTCCTCAAACATCTCTCCGCTGAGCGGCACTCGAAGCGTTATGACAAGTTCTTTGGTGCTCATACTATCCTCAATCGCTCTCCAGGATTGCCGGTCTTGTAGTATGGTTCGAGGTCAACGCCGGCAGCTTTGACCGCGTCGAGATCGAGCGTCGCCTTTCCGTTTACTGGGAAGTACGACACCGACCAATCATCCCCGCGATGACGGCGGGTATTGTGATCCCTTAAGAATAGCTTGATACGCTCCTGTTTCTCGGCGACCTTCGCCTCGAAGCCGGCCGCTTCATTGCGGCATGCGATAAGGTCATCGCGCATGCCTTTGAGCATCTTCGCTTCCACATCATCCAGCTCGTTTTCGTCTCGCGGCACGCCCGCGACCGTCACCTCCGCGCAATGCGAGGCCCAGGCGCAATACTTGCACTCATCGCCGCCCGCCATCTTGCCTTCCGGCGGTAAGTCCAGTGCGTCGCGCGCGGTCATGATCTGCGTCGCGCGGACATGCGCATGGGCATAGATGCGGGATGAGAACGGCACGACGAATTCGGTCACGACATCCCAAAAACTCGCGTCGATATATGAGATAATGCTTTTCTCTGGCTTGTGTTTTGTCTTGTCGCGGATCAAGCCCATCTGAGCTTGAACCTGGAAGGTATGCTGCGCCTTAGCCTTCGAAATGTCGGCGCGCGAATCTATAGATTTGCAATCGAGATTTATGCAAATGCTCGTTGCGATATGGTTGAGCAACCCGTCCGTAGTCGCCGAAAGATATCCGTCTTTCAGCGATTGCTGTTCATCTCCCGCGAAAAGCAACTCCCATCCTTCCGGCAGCGATGAGCGCAGCGCTGGCACCCAATAATGGTCTTCGATTGTCGTGCCGCGCAGTGCCGCGCCCCAACCATCGACATAATCCGGATCGCGCGGCGCATCGTGCTTGGAAAACCACGTCTTCCGTGCGCACTGGCCAATCTCGCTTGCGCCCACAGTCTTGCTGCGGTCATGCGCCCAAGTTCGCGTGCGTGATGCGGCGTATTGGTGCAAAATCTCGCGGATGCTGATATTCATTCTGCCGCCGCTTTTGGAGCGAGTTTCTGCAATGAATACCGCACCCACCATCGCCGCCCGAGCGACTCCCGCACGGAAATAATCTCGTGCCCACGCCGTCGCAGCGCATGGATATGCGCGGCGAGGCGCATCGTTCCGAATAGATCTAACGCGTCTAGCGCCGTAATCTTACCGCCGCTGATGAGCGATTCGAGAATTCGTGCTTGTAGGGTTGCGTCTGCTGGTCTCATAGTTCAAGCACTCGTTTACAAGCTCTAAAAACATCATCCGGCTCACCCGGCAGCGGATCATCGATAGCCAATAACCCTTGCTTAAGGCGCACCCGCATCTGCCGATTGGCGCAGGCTGTTAGCGCCGCGCATTTGAATTCGTACGGCGCGGTGTGTAGCCAATCGCGCTGCTGTTCCGTAACGTAAGCGATCATCGTGTTGCCATCGTCTGGGCCGAAACGCCCCAGGCGCTTCGTGAAATCCCACAGACGCTCGCCCCATTCCGGGTCGGCATATAGCCCAAACCACTCTTCCCGCTTTGAGGCTTTGTAGTTGCTATCTAGCTTCGTGCGCTCGCCGAGCGCTTTGTCGAGGGCGCCGGTGCGGGCGGTCATGCGGCCTCCCGCAATAGGCTTTGCGTCTGGCGCTTCTTGATCGCGTTGTGCTCGACGATTAGTGCCTGCACGGCGCGCGCCCAGGTCGGCCAGACGTGCGCCGGTTTTTGCAGCGCACGGAAGATGTCGGCGGGCGTCATGCCTTGCTCTGCGCACCAGAGGGCGTGCTCCAGCACAGGGATTGCGGCCGCAGGGTCGATAGTGCGGATCATTTGGCCTGCTCCCGCCTGCTCTTGAAAAATTCCGGCAGCTCGCGGCGCCCGGTTCGCACTTCTTCACCGATTACACGATGCGCAAGCCACCAGGACGCCCAGGTGTCAGCTTCTAATTCCGCTTCGCTCAGCGGCGCGTGTTCGGGTGCGGTCATTTAATCTTTACCCGATGCCGGAACCACATAAGACGTAAAGTGGGTATGATACCCAGGCCAATCGTTATATAACGGAGAGCCGCGGTATGGTGGCTCGTTAATTGGGAATACCCACCACAGTTGGTCTCCCATGTCTTCGTGCCACTCCCTTAATGGCCATGCGCGATTTTGTGGCTTCTGCGGTTTTCTGGTGGTCATTTCACCCATCATTCGCGTGGTGCGGTTGTGGTGTGTACTGGCCACACCCTCGGCGCTGATGCGGCGTAGATTTCGGCTGGGCCAAATGTTGTCGGTGTCGCGCTCTGCGCCTGCCGGAGCTTGATTTCCAATTGTGCCACCGCGTTCCAGGCGACCGCCGCGTCGTGATCCGGATGCTCGCCGATCTTGAACAGATGCCGTAGCAGCGATGGGCGATAGTCCCCTTTGACGAGCGGCCCGCGTTCGTAATCGTGGCATCCCGCAACGGCGACCATCGCCAACGGAAATTGTTCGATGAAGCAAAGTAAGTTCGGTGCCTTCACAGCGCGCTCAGCGACGAGCTGTTCTTTAACTGCCCGGTCGCTGAATTTTTCGTACTCGCTCATTCCGCATCCTTCATCGCATTCGCAAACCCGCGCCGGATGCGCTCGGTCGAAATGGGCTCAAAGCGAAGCGGCACCCCGTGATGGCGTAGAAATGCGATCACATCTTTCAGCGATCGGCACACCGCAACCGGGCATCCGGCTTGCTCAATCAGCGGAATCATGTATTTCTGAGAGACGGACAATTTCCCCTCGTCAGTCTTTAATTCGGTAAAGAACGCGCATCCGTTATGGAGCACTGCAATGTCTGGAATTCCCGCTCTGCTGCCGAGCTTTTTCAGATTTTTCGCTTCAAGAAAATGACGGCTGCCGCCCATCGGGATATGAAAAAACAAAGAGGTACCGTCGAGCGCCCAGCTCAGATAGTCGGCGACTTGCCGGTGGAGCTGTGCTTCCGTGATGGAAGGTGCCTTCATTTGATTGCCGCACTGCTCGGCGCGGCGAATGCGGGCGGGAGTTTCTTGATCTCCACCCCGCGGGCGCGCGCCTCTGCGACGGTCTCGAATGTCGAGTCGTGTCGCGGCGGGCGCGATAGCCTTCGCGGCTTGTGGCCGGAGGGGTCAGATCCGTACCTCTCCGCCGCCTCTTTGGCAGCAACCGCACGTTTTGTCGGTTTATGCGCCGCCTTACGCCGGGGCCTTTCGGCGTTGGACTTTGCGCGGAGCGCGTTGAGGCATGGCTTTGAACACGTCTTGCGGCGGCTCCAATGGAGGGGAGATTCGTCGTTACGGATTACGATTGGCGCACCGCATGCCGGGTTCATGCATACCGGACGATCGTAGGCTG